ACCTCGGACGTAAGCTCTTCCGATGACTCGTGAGCAAAACGTTGAGCTGCTGAAGACGTGGCTCCAAACCAACAAACCCAAAGACAAAAAGCCTAAAAAATGAAGCACCTTGTAACCTTTTTGCTTGTTCTCTTTAACGCCACCGCATGGGGTCAGACGTGCGGAGAGGAGTGTTCCCACGTAGACCACGACTTTGAGAACTGGCTCGCCTTCCGCACCAACGGAAACCGCGAGTCCGACAACTTTACGAAGTACCTGCCTATCGCCTTCCACGTCTTCGATGGAGCCTCCACACCTGAGCAGGTAGAGGAGGCTTTCGCTATCCTTCAAGAGCAGATGGTTGGGACGAACATCATCCCGTGCCGCCACCAGACGAACTTCTACAACGAGCACGACACCCTGGAGACGGATCATCCTATCTACGACAACCCTCTCTACTACCAAGCGATGCAGGCCAACGACATGGCAGGGACTCCGGCCACGGACGTCTGTAATATCTACGTCTTCTCAAGTGTGGGTAGTGGTATCGCTGGCTTCTCGTGGGTCAACAACAACACCGCGAATATCACTTGGGATGGGGTCTATATGAAAGCGGACTGGCTAAACAGCAGCGTCATCACCCACGAGCTGGGGCACTACTGCGGCCTGTACCACACCTTCAACAACAGCCAATGTGGTCAGACCGAAGCGGACTGCCAAGCGCAAGGGGACTTCGTATGCGATACCCCACCTACCTCGGCCAACCTCAACTGCGAGTCGCCCTACTGCTCTTCCGCCGACTACACCAACCACATGGACTACACGCAGCACTACTGCCGCGATCACTTTACGCCGGGACAGGTGGAGCGTATGCACATGATGCTCGTCAACGGAGGCCGTAGCTCGGTATGGCAGTCGGGTCTCTGTTCCGACCCCGACCTCTTAGACGTGGGTGTGCTGTCTATCAACAACACCAACAGGTGCGACGAGGACTATACGCCTACGGTGCGGTTGAGCAATTACACGAACATCGACGCGGAAGGGGTAAGCCTCTCCGTATTTATGAACGGGCAGCTGTGGGATACTTTGGTGGACATCCCCTCTCAAACCATCGCGGCAATCACAGGCCCGGCCTTGGAAGGCGATTTTTTTGGAGAGTATGCAGGCGAGGCTTCTATCTTCCTTGTAGGAGATAACAACCCCGACAACAACGTCAACACATTCGCCCACGAGCCTAAGCCGCACGCCGTCCTGAACATCGATATTCAGCACGACTACTGGCCTGAGTCGGAGCAATGGAAAGTGTATCGAGAAGGGATGCTCGGCTCGGGGGCTTCGGGCACCCTATACTACGCCCGTGGTGGTAGCTGGGGCAATGACGACACCTACGACAGCTTCACCGACGGCATGACCGATGAACCGCTCTTTACTCACGACGAGTTTTGTTTGATTGAGGGGTGCTATAACGGGTTCTTCCGCCACGCAGGATACGCCACGACACAAGGAACCTATAACTCCGAATACGAAGACATCGTTTGCGGTGTCGACTTCTACGTGGAGCGCGGCGCGGAAACCGACACCTTGTACTCTTACCACCGTTCAGCCTACGGCCCCAATGGGGAGTGGAACTTCCTCGGTGAGGAGCCCGTAGACTGGGACTGGGGATGGCCTCACGGCTCAAGCTCCGAACGCATCTACGACTATTGCGTAGATCAATACTACCTCGACGCCATCGAAGAGCCCGACGCTGCCTGTATGGGCGATTTCAATGGGGACGGTGTTATCCAGCTCGAAGACTTCCTCGCTATCTGTGGCGAGATAGGCAAGGAGGGGGAGTGTACGTGCGACATGGACGGCGACGCGGACGTAGACATCACGGACTTCGCGAGCTTTCTGATGGTGTACGGCACGGACTGCGAAGGCAATGAGCTCGCACCGCCTACCCTACGACAGCTCGAAGAAGCGGGGCTCCGTCCCGTCCTCGTCGATATGGCCGGGCGCAGGGTGGCAAACCCCGCCCGCGGTATCTACCTCGCAGAGATTGAAGTGGAGGGTGTGAAAATTTATACAAAAGTCCTGCTATGACCGAGGCACTTGTTACGCTTGTTCCATCTATATTAACCGCAATCGGAGTATGGGTCAGCCTGAACTCAGAGGTAGCGAAGCTCAAGGGGCGGGTGTTCCGTCTTGAAAGCGACCACCACGAGCTCAAGTCTATGCTCAAGGAATGCGTCGAAGGCATCCACGAGCTGAAGCTCCTACTCGCGAAGAAAGGCATTTGATGTACAAGTGGTTTAAGCTATCCGAATTCGACAGCCCCGACCGAGTAGGTACGGGTGAACTTATGGAGCACGATGTAGTCCAGGCTTTGGACATCGCACGCGACATATACGGCTTTCCTATGGTCATCACTTCGGGCTTCCGAACTATCGAGTACAACCGGGATTTGATGAAGCGGGGATACCATGCGTCTCCCAAGTCTTCGCACTTGCTGGGGTGGGCGGCAGATATCGCCGTCCCCAACAACCGCCGTCGGTTCCTTATGCTCGAAGCCTTGCTCGATGCGGGCTTCAATCGCATTGGGATAGGAGCCGATTACATTCACGTCGATATGGATCCTAACAAACCCGCCAATTCAATCTGGGTAGACACATGAACCTACAACGCAAAGCCCGCACGGTGCACGCCGTCGACTGCGACCTCGTAAAGCGCAAAGCCTCCAAGCACTTCCTGTTCATCTCCGACGTACACTTCGACGCTATGAAGTGCGACCGCGCGATGCTCTTCCGACACCTCGACGAAGCCCGAGAGCTTAACGCCGGGGTGTTTATTTTTGGAGACCTCTTCGACCTTATGCAGGGCAAGTGGGACCCACGCGGTAACTACTCCGAGTTGCGCCCTGAATACAAGTCGTGTGTGTATGTCGACGAGGTTATCCAGGACGTAGGGGAGCACCTCGCCAAGTACGCTGACGTCATCAAGTTTATCTCCAAGGGCAACCACGAGACGAACATCGAGAAGCGTATGATGGTTTCACCTATTGACAGAGTGGCTCAAATCATCAACGCCAACGGAGGGCACGTAGAGGTCGGGGGGTATGCCGGGTGGCTCGTGGTGCAGACGCACCGGGGAGGCTCTGCCCGTCGCAGGTACAACATCAACTACCACCACGGATATGGGGGAGGGGCTAAACGCTCGAAAGGCATCCTAGGAGCCGACATCGACCAGAAGGACTTTCCCGATGCGGACTTCATCCTGCGCGGGCACGATCACCAGAAGTGGCACCTGCCCGTCACGATTGACCGCATCACCCAAAGCATGAAGCTCGAGCAAAGGACTGTCCACCACCTACGCCTCGGCTCCTACAAGAAGCTCGGAGATAGATTCGCGGGGTGGGCTACCGAGAGGAACTTCGCTACGCCTCGGCTGGGGGGATGGTGGGCACGCGTCACAGAACGCAGAGACGACTACGTATGGGAAGTGCGGGAGGCAACGTAAAGCAAGGCGTGGTGAACCCTTGGCTCGCTCTCGTCTCTCGCCTTGACGTGACGGAGATATTCAAGACGAAGGGCGACCTACGTCGGTGGAGTGCCAAAAGAACGATTGGGGGCGCAATTGTCTTCGAGGCTCTTTGGCAGATTCACGAGTACGGCTTATCTTGGGAGGGCATTCTTTTATGCGGGGTTGGTGTGACCCCGTTGTGCTTGAGCTTTTTCGAAAGCAAATAGTTTCATTCATCAGGTAAGGAGCCCTCCGAAACGTCGGGGGGTTTCTTTTTGCGAAAATTTTTTTTCGGTTTTGCTTGACAAATGAAAACTTAGTTGTATATTTGGGACATGAACGAAACAAACACAAACCCACAAAAAATGTTCTGTATCACTATCACCAACCGCAACGAAGCCTTCGGATTTAACAGCGCTCAGCTTGTTTCAAGCGTAACAAAAACCCGCCTCAACTTCGACACGTACAGAGAAGCCACCGATTACGCAGAGGCTTTCGCCAAGTGGAGCGGCTACAAGTTCATCGATGTCATGGACGAGCCAAAGGACGACGGAAAAACTTACGTTCAAGTTGAATACAAGGCATAAAACAAAACGGGGGGCTTCGGCCCCCCTTACAAACCCCAACACGATGCAAAAGAAAAGCACCAAAGGCAAAGACCTTGCGTGGGACATTGCCACGACCTTGAGAGGTCATTATTTTAAGGACATGACGCTTGGAGAGATTGACGACTTCCGCGCAGAGATGGCCAAGTTCCTCGACCTCAAAAAAGAATGGTAAAATGAAACCCAACGGAATCTCTCACACGGTCTACCCAGACCAACCTTGTACCGACTTCCACGAATGGACCGCGTACATCACCCGCCAAGAAGTAGCCCGCGAGGCGGACCAGTTTAAGACGTACTGCGATCAGGTAGTAGCCGACTTCCAACGCGAAATCCAAGAGGAGCTCAAGGACTTCCACACGAAGTTCGACGATCTCTGGACTGACTTCAAGAAATCAATCGCGGGATGAACGACTTACCTATGGGAGCCGTGAGCGATTGCTGCGGCGCACCTACCGACCCCGACACACCTATCTGCTCTGAATGCTTGGAGTGGTGCGAATACGAATACGAATGAACACATACGAGGTCATCTACATACGTGGCCGCGATCACGACGACTGGAACAAGCTCACCGTGACGGCAACCAACGAAGAGGAAGCCAAAGCCAAAGCCCAAAGGAAGATACCCGGAGGCTGTAGGCTCAAGAGAATCAAACTAATTCAAACCAGCGCAGAGACGCGCACAAACCCTTGTAACATGGCACAAGCCAAAATCTCGCGGATTGAACCCGCAAACCCTCCAACGTGGACAGGAAGCCACGGCATCATGTACGCCTTCGACGTCGACCTGAGCGACGGCACCACAGGCACGGTGAACTCCAAGACACCGAACAAGTGGAACGTTGGCGACGACGTAGAGTACACCGCCTCAAGTACGCATCATGGTACGAAGCTACGCCTTGACAAGCCGGGCTTCTCGGGTGGAGGCTTCTCATCTAGCGGTGGCAATGATGACACCACTAAAGGTATCATCGCTTCGTGGGCCGTTGGGGTAGCTATGCAAGTAGCGGACCGCGACGCAGGGAACTACGACGTGCAGGTCATGCAGTACGCCCGCCTTGCCCTTGAAGCTCGTAAGCAAATCAAAAACGAAGTTGTTCTATGATGTGGGAGAACACCCCGCCCCGCGCAGTAGGTTGGTACCTCTGTGCGTGGGCTATGGGGGACGGGTACGTCTACGAGGTAGCCAAGTGGGACGGCTCCTCGTGGTTTAAGTCTATGGCCCACGAACCTACGACATGGCAGGAGATAAGCTCCCCAGCCAAACAAGAACAAATGTTGAACGAACTACACCAACAAGATGCGTGACTTCATCAAAAAGCACTACGGCACTCAGAAAGAATGCGCCGCCCAACTCGGGGTGACGGAGCAGACGGTGGGCAACTGGCTGCGCTACAACCCACGAGGCATCCTCAAGCACGCCCAGCAGATCGTTGAGGAGAAGAACACCACCTACCTCCAACTTCACGGAGAGGTGGAGTACCGGGAGCACGAGATTAAGGAGCTGGAGCCGATAAGAGAGACGTGAAAAAAAGGGGAGGTGTTTGGCCTCCCCATATATTTGAACCGATGGAACGAGAATTCAAGGGGGTGTGGATACCCTCGGAGATATGGCTGGACGCCCGCCTTACGCTTGTGGAGAAGGCCATGTACGCGGAGATTGATTCTTTCTCCGGTAACGGCAAGACCTTTCACAAGTCGAACGAAACCATCCAGCTCGAATACGGGGTGAGCCGTCCAACCATCTCCAAGGCGATCAAGAAGCTGACCGATTTGGGGTTCATCTCGGCAGCCTTTGACGGACGCATAAGACACCTAACTGTGCAGGCAGACCGTAAAATTCTTTCGGGCAGGGGGAAAGAATCTTTCGGGCAGACCGTAAAAAATTTACGGGCAGAAGGAAAGAATAGTACCTCTACTAATACAATAGAAAGAACAGAAGAAAACACATCTAAAAAGAGAGGGACACGCCCGAAGGATTTGGATGAGGTTTTGGAATCTTTCAAAGAGGTTGGGGCGGAGGAGTCGGAGGCCCTCGCCTTCTTCGATTACTACGAAGCCAACGGATGGACCCAAGGACGAAACAAACCAATAAAAGATTGGAAGGCCGCCGCCCGCGGCTGGATACGACGATCACACCAATTCAAAAAGAATGAAAGACAAAATCAACGCACTGGCCCGGCAGACGGCAGCCTCATTGCAGAACATCTCCGCCGGCTGGCGGCTGACTCCGGAGAGAGCATGGGCTGAGGGCACCAACGTACTCGCCGCCTTCCGCATCAACCCCGCCCACACCGAGGCTACCCTCATCCTGCTGCTCAAGGAGACGCTCAACTACCTCGACTACTCCCGGAGCATAACCACCGACCGCGACATCTTGGATGCGGTACACCACCTGCGCGACTCCTTCCCGGCCATGAAGCTCGAAGAGTGGGCCATCATCATGCACCGACTCAAGACGGGCGAATACCGACCCGGATACGAGCGTTTGAAACTTCCCGAGCTTTGTGATATCTTCCAACAATACGAAGGGGAGAGAGCAGCGGTGAGGGAGGGCAACTGGACGGAGCTCAAGAAGCACGCTCCCGACCGCCTCTCCGACGACCAGCTCGATGCCCTCTACCACAACTACAAGAAACGCCGTGCAGAGGAAAACAAGGAACTCCAAAAAGCCAAGGACATCAAGCGCGTCGCCGTCAAGAACGGGCGGTGGGAGCACATCCCGTACCCCAACTCGCTCGGCGATGGTGAAGAAGGTGGACACGGTGTTCAGCCAATACGTCCGCCTGAGGGCGAGTGATCACCGAGGTATGGGTGAGTGCTTTACGTGCGGGGCTTCCCGATTCTGGGGTGAGGTAGACGCAGGACACTTTATGAGCCGGGCGTGTATGTCTACGAGATGGGACGAGAAGAACGTCCAATTTCAGTGCAAACGATGCAACATGAGAAGCGGGGAGCAATACAAGTTCTCCCTGGAACTCGACAGGAAGTACGGAGACGGCACAGCCGAAGACCTCATGATCGCCTCGAAGCAGACGCGCAAGTGGACGCGCGACGAACTCGAACAGATGTTCCACCACTACAAAAGGAAAGTTGATGAGCTCCGAAGCACGAAAGGTCTTTGACCAATACTTCGCGGAGCACTACGAAGAGCTCCTGTTGGTATCGCGTCGCCTCCATCGAGACCCCAACGACCTGCTCCACCACACCTACTTGTCTTGTCTGCAAGCCCTAAAGAAGAACGCCAACCTCGTAGACAACCTTCCCGGCTACGTCCATACGGCTATGTTCCGCCTCTCTACGGGAACCTTCCGCAAGGTCTACGAGATAAC